CAACGGAACTCAGTCTGATGACCAGAAGAACCAGGAGCAACTGTATTAACTTGAGAGTCAATAACTACATTCATACCAGCAAATTGTCCGATGCTTGTTTCATTAACACCGACACCGCCACCACCCCAAGTTACTGCACCACCAGTTGATAGAGCAGATGTTGAGAATGTAAGCATACCAACCTGATATAGGTAGTAAGCAACAGATGGATGAACAACTAAAGTGTCTAGTTCATCTCCTCTTGATCCAAGAAGTGATCTTCCTCTTGCAACAGTAGAAGCTGTTAGGAAGTTTGCTTCAACAGCACTTGTTCCAGCTTTTGCTACATCTAGTGAATTTGCACCTAAAGGACCAGTACCAGAAGCAAATAAACCATCTAATAAACTGAAAAGTCTTGCAGAGTTAAGTTTGTTGATAGCATCTGCAATTTGGTTTCTGATGTGACCCATTGGATCTTCACCAGCAGCCAATACAGCTACATCATCAACAGCGTATGCAAAACCTCTATGGCAGATGGTTGCGATCTGTGTATCAGTTCCAATCTTCTGTGGTGTCAAGTGACCTTGATTACTTGTACCCCATGTTGCTGTACCATCTTAAATTCTGGAACTTGTATTCTTGTTCCACCTTCTGTTGCATCAAGAAGTGCATTACGCACAACAGCACCAGATTTAATAAATGCACTACGCTCTTTAATAGCTTCGGAAACGTATGTGCTGAGATTATTTCTCTTAACGATGTCCGCTAATAGGACACCGCCAGAATAATTCTGAAATGGAGCAGCCATTGGCTAACCTAAAATAAATTTTACATTTCCAAGTCACGGACTTGGTAGCACTTCTCAAGTCACGGACTTGATAGTAAAGTTTTAAATCACGGATTTAAAAAATTACTTTTTTTTTAAGTGCTTTGAGCCTCTTGTTTCAGCACGGCTGCCATCTGAGGATCTTTCTCTGATAATATCATTTGTTGAGTAAGATTGCCCGTTTTCCAGGGATTTACCTGACCTCCGCCAGCATTGGATGTAGGACTTGGTTTTGCTCCCATTCCAGCAGCAGAACTTGGCTTGAAATGATGCTCCCAACCACTACCAGGATTTTTAAGACTGCCGAGATAGGTATTGAAATCCTGCTCAACTCCACCATTAAGAACAACTACTTTACCTTCAGCATTTCTTTGTAGCTTTCCCTGCAACAATGACAAAGTTTGCTCGGCATTTATTGCACCAAGATTACTAATAGCTGCTAATGCTTCCTGTTTAGTATTTGCAGCTTCATTAGAATTTTGTAAATCTTGGATCTGTTGTTTAAGGTTGTTTACCTCATTTTGCATTTCTTGGTTTGTTTTATTCGCCTCTTCCCATAAAGGTTTATACATTCCCTGATCTTCTAATGCCTTATTTCTATCGTCATAGTATTGACCTATTTTACTTTTAGCATTTTTAAATTTCTGCTCCGCTTCTTCCGCAGCTTTACGTTGCTGATCTGCCAATGCCTCTGCCTTTGAAGCACGTTCATTTGCTTCCTGTAATTGCTTGGCTAAATCATTTACAGGTTGAACTGGTGAAGGAGTTTCTGGTGTAGGAGTTTCTGGTGTTTGCTCAATTACTTTTTCTTCGATTGCCATAAATTAATTTTCAGTAGGTTTTTCAGTTACAACTTTTGCTTTGGTTACTTTCTTTGCAGGTTTTTTAGCCTTATTTCTAGATGATTCAGATTCGTGTTCAACTAGCTCCCACTTATAAGATCCATCAGACTGAAGAACTTTATCAATAGATTTAGACATAATAATGTATGTACTTATATATCATTGTAACACCTTATTTTGAATTAGCCTCATTTGCTGTTGGCAATACTTCACCCTGTACCAAAATATCTCTAAACTCCTCTCTATCAATGACTTGTTGGTCAAACAAGGAGGTTAATGCTGTAATATCCTGACCTATCAATCTTTCAATATCAAAGTCTCTACTAATTTTTACTTCTGGTGGTTCAATACCAACATATTGTGCAGATAAATTAAATGCTTTCTGTAATTTCTGCTCTAACTCCATAGATACCATTGCAAGCATTGAATTGGTATCAACACGATCTAAACGTCTTGCATCAGCAGATTCCGCTACAAATTTTTGTTGACTTAATGTACTAATACCAAGAGTTGCCATTTGCATTTGTAGTTCCTTAATTTCAGCAGATTGAGCATCAAAAGCACTACTTGCTGGTTCTACATAATAAACTTTATTTCCAGGCTGAGTTGCCATCGCATAATTAACAGATATAGCTAAATCTTTAGTTTGATCGTCATATCCTTCCATTACAAGCATTGGTTGAGATGCAACGTGCAAACTATGAATTAAATCCGCCTGTCTTTGAAAATGTGCAATATTTAAATATGCAATATCTAATAAAGGTGGTTTACTTACTAAATTATCTGTTTTGCCAGAATAAATAGTAACTAATGGTATTTCACCAAGAGAAAAGCTACCAGACTCAACCTGTGCGTAATCTTTCTGTGTTGTAGCGACTTCAAACTCACCAACAGAACTATTATCAGAAACATCGTACATTTCTTCAATTTGTTCTTTTTTACGAAAAACTCTATACCTTCCAGGTTCTATAACTCTTATCTGATCAAAGACCTTTTCACCAAACTGACCACTTGGTAATACTGCCTTTTCAGCGATTCTTGCCTGTACTAAATTACCATAGTTTGTTTCTCTATCTAATCTCCAACCATATAAATTCGTAGGATCAACTTCTATCCAATATGGCCTACGATCCTGTGCTCTTTCTTCAGCTAAACTTCTTGCTCCAGAAGGTGCTGGATAATCAACAAGAATATGACTTTGACCATAAGTTAAAGAACACATAAGTATTCTTCTTGCATATTCATCTAAATCTGACTTGCAACCATCAACATCCATTTTAAACATCTCTGTCCAATAAGGATCTCCTGTTAATGTTATAGGTTTACGAAGAACTAAACCTGTGGCTGCTCTTATTAATCTCTGTGTAAAAGGACTAAATACTGCTCTATTTACTCTTGCAAGGTAAGCATCAAAATCTTCTCTTGGCTCTAAAGGTAAAAATGCCTCACTATTTTGTCTGAGATAATCAGTACCTTCAGTTACAGCTTTCATTATCTCCCATCCTTTCATCATATCTAAAACTGCTCTAGTTCTAGTAAAAGGACTATCTTCACCTCCTGCTGAAGTAGAAGAAATTATATTGGTTCTAATTGGACCAGGAACAGCATAAGTCATGTCAACACCTCCATCTCTTTAATGCTAACGCTTTTCTAGTGGGTCTTCCTTTTTTATCTTTAAGTGGACCAGGCATACCAGACATCCTTGCACAAAAACTCTTTCTTCTCGCTGCTCTTTTTCCTGTTGGATTCTTTTCTGTTACTGGTGCTTGTAAATTACTTCCTGTAGCTTTGTTATATTTTGCTCGTCCTTTAGCAGTCAGCCCACCTTTCCTAGACTTTTCCCCTCTTCCAACAGATAAACTAACTCCTTTTCTTCTTGGCATTACTTTCCTTTTTTCCTCATGGCTATTTTATGTGCTTCAGTAAATGTCTTACCACTTAACATCTCTTTCTTCATTACTGCCATGTGCTGTGCAGTATGAGTTCCTTTCTTTTTATGGTTTGCTAAAGCAGTCTTTTGCCTAGCTGTAAGTTCTTTTTTCTTCATTTCTTTTTCCTTTTTTTCTTTTTGGCATTAAGTTTTTTAAGATCAGCAGCCGTGATCTTATTTCGTGGAGGTGCAACAGCAGCAAGTTTGCGTTGCTTGGGAGAATAAGATCCTTTTGGCATTAAACAGCAGAAGTAATAGGTCCATTTACTTGGAAACTTACTGAAACTGTGCTTATGTCACCAACAGTTGAACTAAATGATGTTCCTGTGATAATTGCGTTAAAACTTAACTTCTTAGTGCCTGATGTATCAACAAATAAATTAAATGAAGCATCACCAGCATCTTCTGTCGTTAAAACATCATTTATAATCTCAGCAGTATTATCACCCGAAGTAGCTGTATAAAGCAGATCAACAGTGCCAGTGCCAGATATAAGACTTCCTACATATTTTCTTGAAGTATCACCATGAGCCGTACATTCTAATGTATCTTTTGTTGTATCTAATGTCCAAGCTGTTGTAGAAGCTACTGCTCCCACTGATCCAGTTCCGTTATCAAATGAAACAGAGCCTTCTTCTCCACGAAAAAATGCCATGATTTTAAGAAAATTTAACTTATACGATTATATTACCGTGAAATAGGGTTTTTTACAGTTATTTTTTCTTTTTGCGTCTATGTTGATAAGTTATTTTTTTACTTCCTGTTTTTTCACGCTTAAATCTTGCTTTTTCACTCGCTGACATCTCTCCTACAGTCTTAGGTGTCTTACTTGATACACGTTTTTTAGGACGACAGGCAGGATAACCTCTTTTTTCTCCTTTCTGACGACCACAAGGTTTACCAGTTTTTACATCAACCCAGTTTTCCTTAAACCAACGGGTTAAACCACCACTACTTCTTGCCACGTTTCTTCTCCACTCTATAAGTACCGCCACGCTTTTTATACTCTCGTACTAACCAAGCATTTGCATAAGCAGAAGGATAAACTTTAAATTTACGTTTAGCCTCTGATTTTACTCGTGAGTATAAAGCTTTATTTACAGGTACATTCATGTCTCTTCTTTCCTCCCTTTTTCTTCTTCTTTTTCTTTTTTGTAGTTGACATTCCGTAATGGTAAGGCATAAGCAAAAAGTCTCTTAATATATTCTAAACGAAGTTTGGCCTAGTGTCTCTGGCTTCGCAAGGTTAAATTGTTGCAGACAAAGATAACCAAAAGCATCAAACGCATGGTCCACACCTAAATTCTTATTAGGTAAACCAGTATTAGGTGCATAAGTTAATGTCCTTAGTGCTTTTATCAATTCTTTACAACGAGGATGTATAAGTGTCCTTCTATCGCCATTAGCGTCAAACAAGGCAGTATTGACAGCAGTAATCTTATCTCTGATCTTCCAGGGACTTCTAGGACTCATAACAGTAAAACCAGACCTTCTAAGTATCGTATGATCCGTTACACCAACTCCACTTGTCTTTCTTGCACTTCCAGTGGGGTCTGGACAAGCAACAATTCTACGGTCAACTCCATACCTTCTCGTAACTTCTTCAGCAAAGTCCCATGTGGTAGCACCTCCTGTAAGCATGATTTCATCAAAAACATATAAAGTGTCGTTATGTTTTACAGCACAGATTCCTGCCATCGGATCAACGTTAAAATCCAGACCAATTAACAAAGGAAGCATGTGTAAATCCTGTACTTCCTTATCAATATTCTCATCAGCAAAACTAACCGCCACTAAACCAGTAAGATTTTCAAAACTAGCTTCAAATTCTTGCCTAAACGTCCTCGCATCTAATTGACTTCTAGCTGCCTCAACTTCTTCTTTCTTTACATTACCCCCCTCTATCGTAGTAAAACTCCATCTCTGCCAATCATCCCATTCCTGTTCACCACAAAAGCACCACATATCATAAAACCAACTCGCAGTTCCATCTGGTGTACTAATAAACAGTGCCCATCCTTGTTTATCAGCCAATGCAGGTCTTATAACCTCCGCCCATACATCTCTATCCATAAATGCTGCTTCATCCAACACAACACCAGCTAAACTTCTACCTCTCAATGCCATTGCATTTTCAGTCCCCTTTAACTCAATACTCGATCCATTAATCAAATCCAGTCTCAAATCTGTCTCATTCTTACTTTTAACCCACGTTCTAGGTGTTAATCTCTTCAATTCCTTCCACGCAATATCCTTTGCCATCCTATAAGTCGGTGCACAATAAAAATAAACTTCATTCGGCCTATTAATAGCTCCTCTCAACAACTCAATACAACTTAAATAACTCTTTCCAAACCTTCTACCAGCTACCAGTACCCTAAATCTCTTATCTGAATTAAAAACTTCCCCTTGTGCATAACGCAAACTTATCTCATTCTTTTTTTCACCGCTAACAACCATAAAATTAACAAAAAATACAATTCATACCCCCTATTTATAGCCTATTTACATACTTTTAAGTTATCATTCACTTAAATACACTCAAAAACATCGTGGTTTCATCTACATTTCCTGCCGATCAACCATTAGAAGATTCTAAACCTAAAAGAAATATTAACTTTCGTGCTCGTACCTCCTGTCAAAACGTACAATTACGATCCCAACGTTTATATTCCCGACAACTCGAAGGTAAAACAACACGTGCACTTGTCCTTGAACATTCAAAAATTGAAGGCATATCTGAAGTAACAGCTTGGCAAGATTGGAAAAAAGTTAAACAATGGAATAAAGAAGATTGGGAAAAAGATAGAGAAACTCTTCTACCTCGTCTTCAAGCAATGAGAATCCGCCTCTTTAACAAAGCAGTCAAAAAAGGTCAACTTCAAACCGCAGCTCAAATCCTAGACTCGCTCGGCAAAGTTATAGGTGAATCAGTAGAAACTGTAAACATACAAGCTCCAGAATTATCAATCCGTGTAGAACCAAAAAATTAATCAGAATATATTTAAGTTACCCGTGTGTATATATCGCGCAAAAAATTTTGCAACTAGTCCCCCTAGCTACAAAAATTAGATTTGATAAAATTTTAAATTAGCTTTCTACAGGTCGCAGACGTAGGTATAAGACACTTTATTATGATTTGGATAGTAGAAGATGTCACTAGCTCTCAAGTGCCTTAAATAGCCTTGTAGCCTTAGTTTAGTAACTTGATAATTATCTATCTGAAAAATATCATCATTCTCAGTATCGAGAGTTTCTACTCCTAACGATCTACAATCGTCGCTAAAGTCTTTGTTAATAAACATTTTGTAAGATTTAATTATCCTTATATTAAACTAATATTATTTATATAGCTAGTAAATATGATACACTTATATGTATATTAATTTGATATACAAATAAGTTTATATTTTATATAATAATAATAAGCCTAGTTATCTTTTATTTATTACTTAACATCATTCTACTAGCTAACCTAATTTCAAACCATTAGTAGTAATTATTTATTTCAAGTAATTTATTTTTACAAGATAGCTAAAGCTCTCATTAATCAAATCTTACAACTTTTTTATTATGACTAGATTATTTTTAGGAATCATTATTTGCTTTTTAGCATCATCACTTTTCAACGATAGACCATTGCAGAATGTGGGAGAACAAATGCAGAATAGAAACGAGAGTATTCAGAATGTAATTAATCAAATATAAGACAATGAAATTTAAAATATTATTATCAGATGAAAAATTTATTTTTCGAATAGCTAAAAATTATTTTTTATATACTGACGAATTTAATTATTTAAAATATTTAATTAAGGAGCTTTAATTATGTTATTAAACAAATGGGAACAAGATATTTTTAAATCCTATGTTAAAGTTAGTGATGACAATTCTAGGTTACATCAAGAAAATTTAGAGTTAAAGGATGAAATAAAAAAATTAAAATTAAAAATAGAGGATGACAATAAGTTATATAAATTACAGTTAGAACAAATAAAAGTTAATTGATTAATTCTTATTTAGAAGTAAAAAAAACTTCTAAGTAAAAATTAATTTAAATAATTTATTTAGATTAATTTATTAAAAATCTTACAAATTTATTGTTATGACAATTAAAAAAGAGACATTCTTTGAAAGTATAGATAGATATGCTTTTGATTTTGATATGTGTAAACCTTCAAAAGGATTTGCACAATTAGATACGTCAGATGATGCCTGGTATTATGGGAACTGGGTTAATTTTAGAGAATATAAGATAGTTAGTTATGTAGAAGGAGATATTACTATTGAAACGTGCGAGAATGTAGAAGAATTTAAACAGTTATTAAAAAAAACAGTAGATTTTTATAAGTTTAAAGCTGAAAGTTTTAAAGGTATAGACTTATTATGTGATGAGAGAATAAAAGAAGATTTTAATAAATTAGGATTAGATAAAAATTATTATCTTTATAAATCATATTGTGAGGTTAAATAAAATGAATATAAGTAAAATTATTTTTTACCAGAGTAATAAAACTTTTGAAATAAATAAAAGTTTTTATTATAAATATGAAACCAAGTATTTTGGTAAAATTTTAATAAGCCAAAAGAGGTTTAAAAGGTTTTATAGTAACTGGACTTTAAAGGTTAAAGAAGGTTTTAAGCCTGATTATATGAATAATAAGACAGTTTACGATTTATTAACAAGAAATAACAATGATTTTAGTTATGAATGTTTTAATCATAAGAATGAATTAATAGAAAAAGATTTTAATTTTTATAAGTTTATAACTATTAAGAATATGAAATATCAAGTAATAAAAGATTTTAGCTTAGCGGATCAACTAGCTAATGAATTAAGTATGGAGTTGTTGATCAAATGAAAAAAGACAGTATTTTTTTTAAAAAAGACATTAAAGGTATGATTATCAAAACAAAATACTTACCTTATCAAAATAAAAGGGATGCGATGGCAAAAGCAAGCCATAAAAGAGACAGTAACAAGACTTATAGTAAATGTATTAGATGGAATACTGATCTAGACGCAATAGATAATTATTATAATGCTTGTTTAGCATTGCTTAAAGAGTGGGAACTAAAAGAATATAACGATAACCTGGAAGTGCTAGCAATAGGATATGACCACGATTATCACTATTTTATAGTTAATAAAAAAGAATTTTAAGAGACTTAAAAAAGTCTCTTTTTTTTATGTTTTATTAATAAATAACTTGCAACATAAACTAATATAATGGTAGCATATAGCTATAACAATTTAAATCAAAGCCATGAATGAATCGTTAAAGGCCGATATTAAAGGCCAAAAATCAAAACTAACAAAATCTTACTTAGAAACAAGTTTTAATGTTCCCTTAACTGGTCAACAAATAAGTGAACTTTATTTTTATATGTGTTATTGGCAAGTTCAAAATGAAAATTGTTTTGATGCTAACGATAAAGATTATATACAAGAGCATGTTGATGATTTTGAAAATTTAGAATCAACATTAAAAAAACCAATAAAAACATATGAAAGTAATTTTATTTAAAAAGGTAATTTATTATGAATAATCAAAAACCAAAAACTATCAATGAATCTAACAAAGAAGAGATTTATTCTAAGATTTTAGATTCTATATTAAATTTACTTGTATGGAATAATGAATTACCAGAATATATAGGTAATTTAGAAATAAGACTAAACAAGAAAGAAATAAAAAGATTTCAAAAAAGA